GGCATGGTTATTCCTCAAAAGTTATGGTCACAAAGTTAGCCGCTCTGATTGCGCCGTTAATCCTTAGTGCTCCGGTAAATGTCCAGGCTATTTGGGTGTGTGGCAGTCTGTGAGCCTCAACCAGGTCAAAGACGGTTAAAACATCGACGGTTTGATAGAGAGTTAAATAGATGACATTTGGATTTGTCACTTTATCGGTGACTTGGCCATTGATGCTGTTGTTGTCAAGGATCTGTTGAAAATCTGACAGTTTCCAGCCTAAATACTGGTTATTAATTTCGAATGAGAGATTTAATTCTGTCTCATCATGGACGGCTTTTAACTCTTCCCCAATGGCATTTACTAGCTGCTTCAGTTGCTCATTTTCACGATCGAGATTCCAGTATTCGCCAGGCGGCAGGAGTTTTAAGAATGCGCTTGCAAAGTCTTCTTTCGTTAACTCCATGATTAGCTCCAAACAATGTTTCCTAAGACAAACAGCTCGCTACTCTGCAGTGTTTGAGCACTGACAGGAGACACAAGGCTAAAACTCGTCGTAACAGGGGTAATGGCGACGACTATCTCCGATGGGGTTAGGTCGGTTCTTAACCCCATTTTGTCTTTAAATAGGTTTTCTAAAGCGGTTTGGATCTGGCTTTGATCGGTAGGATCTGTCACCCCGTTAATCTCTATGTCGACGCTGCTTAAAGTAGGGTCACTGACGACAACATGACAGCCGGCTAGACGATGATCATCAATATAACTTTGTGCGGCTGACAAAACGCCTGAGTCGACAATAGGGTAGTTTTCACGTTGGCCAACATACACTTGGACGCGGCCAACCTCTGGTGTGTTGTCTAGGATCCACGCGAAATCAATATCGGGGTGTGCCGACTTAGCCCACAACTCATAATCATTAGATGTTCCAACGGCTTGTCTTTGGCTGAAAGCAGCGACGACTCGTTCGTGCCAATGCTCTAAGTCTTCAATATCGCTACCACCGCTGATTGCATCTGCTGTTATGGTGTCTGGATTTAAGCCGCTGACAGCAGAGACTAAAAAAATCTCAGTGCCAACGCTGATGTTTTGATTAGATCCTTCGTCGACAGATTGCACAGGCACAGACTGGTTACTGTCTGTCGTCTCTGTTACTTGGTACTGGTTGTCATCTTCCGTTTTGACGATAACGCCCTCTGACACTGAGACCACACCACTTACACCATTAAATGTAATAGTTCCACTTGAGGGCGTCGACGGAATTCGGTCGACATTAAAACGGTTCGCCCAAACGTCGAGCCACGCTTCATTCGCTGTTTCTGGGTTTAGATTTTTAAATAGACTGTCTTGATAGGCGTACTGGCCAAAGCTTGCGCCGGCAATGGCGGCGGCAATGGCTTTTGTTGCTGGGTTGTCCTGGCCTGTTTCAGCCACAATACTTAAATGCGCACGGTCGACCAGTTCTTGTAAGCTGGGTTTATTCACAGTTGCACCTCTCTATTTTGTCCATTGACCAAAGTAACGTTTACAAGCCGAGTTAATCTGTCGGATTCGTACCAAGTGGATACTTCTACCGAGGTTGCGATATTTTCAGTAATCAACCAATTCAACGCTTGCTCTGTGTAATGTCTTGATCTATTTAATGTTTGTGGCGTCTGTTTAGCTCTAGCCAATGTCCAGTCGCGACAACCAACACCGTTTAAAAAGTCAGTAGACCACCAGCCTTGTTTGCTCTGATCTGGATCTAATGAGTCATTTCGTTGTGCTTTTGACCAGTTCAATAAACTTTGCAAAATAGCATGCTCTAAGCCTTCTTGGCTCAAGGGTTCGCTCGTTAGTGCTTTTAGACTAAATTGCTTCATTATTCGGGTGTTCCTGTGGTTCCTTGCTGATCATTTTCGGCGTGGACGTGTTGATCAAACTCTATGCCGTCAATACTGACACCTCCGCTGTTGTTGATTTTGCCGTTTACGGTAGTTGCTCCGACAATATTTGTGACGCCATTAATGGCTGTTTCACCATTTATTGTGGTTGGACCATTTATTGTGGTGGTGCTGGTGATTGTGGTCGTGGGTGCATTAAGGGTTACAGCGGCTGGGCTGGTGACGTTAATACCGTTGTTGTTGAGGTGTATCACATTGCCTCGGTGGTCTAGTACAGCCACATCACCTGGTTCCAGCTCTATTTCATAGCGTTCATCTTCGATGCACACAGCAACCCCTCTGGATGTATCGCCACCTACAAACAATAAATAGCCCTTTGATCCAGGAAGAGGGCGGCTCATAAATCCATAATTGTGGATCCTCTTTATACGATCGGTAACAATGCCGGTCGCTAGTTTTACTTGTGCGATTCCGGTCTCTACACGAGTTGTAATGCCCATCGAAAATAGGTTTTTAACGCGATTCATAATGGCGTCGAACATCAATAAACCTCCTGATCAAAAGGTCTAATCAAATCGATTTTGGTGTTGTGCGCGGATCCATCAACAGTTAAAGATATTGCGCTAATGAGCATCCAGGAGTTAAAACTGTCTGGCTCTGATATCAGTTGTATAACTTGATTGATGTTTTGACCGGTTAAAACGGGGTGTAGTCCTGGAATGGTTCCAGATGCTTTCAAACTTTGCGCGATCGCTAAATCGTGTTCATACTGCGCTCGGTCGACACAACTTTCTTTAGACTGCAGCTTGTCGGAAACAATCACTTTTTGGCGATATTTTGCGGCCGCGGTATCAATTTTAATGGCTTCAGCATCATCCCAAGCACCTTGGATTTCGTAGCGGTAAAAGCGTTGAGTAAAGTCGTGGTTAAAACTAAAATCTTGGAGATTGTTACCGGCGATTAATGCAATATTTTTAGTGCTGAATTGCCCCGGCTTTTCAATGTGAATTTGTCCGTTTTTTTCCGAAAGGACGTAGCCTTGCTGCTTTGCAACCTGGCTAATATTTTGCAATGGAGATTCCGCATTGATCATAAACTCTGGGATCTCTGCCATTGTTCCGGACACTTGGTTTTGAACAGACAGCCCAAAGCGTTCAACAATTTTGGTTAAAAGCTGATCGAACTTTTGCGAGTAAAGAGCGTCCATTTTTATTCGGCTGTCTATCATGTGAGCAGATAAGCTACGACCGTTAATTGTCTGGGTTGTTGACATGGATACGGTCAGATTACTGGCGCTGTCAATCTGACCGCTGAATATTAATTGATCATCAAGGTAGAATTGCACAGGCTCCGGTAGACTCACCACCTTGTTAAGAATGCTGGCGCTAAACGAGTGTGCTAGTGAGTCAATGCTATAGCTGACATTAGCACTGATAAATAGTATTTGTTGGCCACTGATGAATAGTTTTAGTTCAGCCATTTGGAAGCCTCACTTTGCCAGCCACAAATAGTGGGTGGTCCACAATATTAATACTATTGAATTTGTCGTAATCACATTCTGATTGATGGCTTAAAAATAACGCAGGAACGGGGGAAAACTGTTGGGTTTCAACTAAAGAGTTTTCTATTTGTTTAAGTCTATTTGAGTGTTTGGCCAATGCAGTTTTAAGGGCATCGATTGCCGACACTTTTTCATAAGCTTGTTCTGTCGCTTCTGATGTTGCTGCGGTTTTTCTCTGTTCGAGTCTAGTTTCTAAGATTGATAATTCGGCCTGAGCATCTGCAAGATTACTCGGCCACTCATCCGACTTTTCCAACTCCTTGAGTGTGCCAGAAGTCTCAATCGCGCTGATAGTCGTCAATACTTTCAAGTGCTCAGTTGTGTTCGTGTCTTCTAGTTTTTTAAGTTTTAACGCTGATAAATGGCTTTGATCAAGAACTGTAAATGACTGTTCCGTCGTTTCAATGATGTTAATGCCTTGATTTACAGAGTTCATCGAGTCGTTTAACTGACTTGTAAAATCATCTGGAGAATTAGATAGAGAGCTGACATTGCTTTGAGTTGCGCGGATCTTCTGAACAATCTGGTTTTTTTCTGTGGCTGATATGTTTAGCTGATCTGTAATGGACCGGACTTTATCCAAGACGGAGCCAATCTCATTTTTTATTGTCTCGATCTCATCTGGCGTGGCGCTTTCAACCTGCTCAATAAATTGTACCGTCGACGCGACGACCACTGGCTGTGTGTAACTTTGTATATTGTTAGTCACTGAATCAGGGATAACAATCGTAGCGCCTTGCTTTACAAAGCTGATTGAAACAGAGACTAAACCTTTCTTCGTGCTGATGTGTTCAACGCTTGAATCTTGGTATACGAGATCCAGTTCACCAAGGTATGGATGCTCTAACACTCCGATCGGATTTGCCGATAATTCGGCTTGAAAGGTTTTCGCATCTTTCAGCGATTCGGCACCCACAAACACCGCTGAGAACTGAAACTTTCCCGCTTTGGCGCCCAAAGTATCGACGACAGGTTCGTCCGAGTAGGGCAGTTCAGATACTTGTATCCTTTGACCGTGGCTCTCGTTCGTTTTAAGCATATGGAACGAAACACCATTCCAACTGGCCACGCTAAATTCCTCAGACCACACAACAACCTCCAGAATTTACACGCAAAATGGACTCAGAACCAATTCCGCTCACCTCCTCCTCCGCACTGTAATTGCGCAAAATTAAAGCGAACGGTTTTAACGAACGGTTAAAAACGGGATTATTGACTCTCATGCACTTCTAAACCTTCTAATTGCACGAATAAATCGACTTGTCTTGGATATTTGAGTAATTCGGGTTGTTTCTCGGGGTCAGGAGGAGACGACCCCTGTTCTGGTGATCTTATGACGTGATCAAAGGTGATGGAGCATCTAAAAGACGCACTGCAGTTAAGATTAGTGCACTGGCAATAGATATGCCTTACTTCGTCGCTTAGTTGTTCTGATGCTCGAATTACTGATTTGCAGCCGCAGGTAGGGCAATTTACACGCATGAAAGCTCCTCCGAATACGGATAAAACTCTCATACCTTCGGCTAGGTGAATTTGATTAAAATTCACGGCATGGGGGTTAGTTGAAATATCTAATTTATGATGTTATTTTAGCATAAGTATATGAAATATATAAATAAATACAGTAATTTAAAAGGGTGATTATAGAGTGATTATTTAGTATTTTTATAGCAATCGTTACGTTTTTAAATTACAGTATAATGTGACCTTTTATTGCGATTTTAAAAAACTAAAAAAGATTTAAAAAACAATAGCTTATAAAAAAAATTACGTTTTCAATTACAGAAACTTACACTATTTTGTGATTTGAAATCCCTTTAAAATCAATGGGTTATTATTTAAATATTAAATTGTAACCACAATCACCCTTTCAACAGACCCCAAAAGGTTGAAAGCGTTTTTCTGACACAAAAAAAGGCGCTTTTTTGCGCCTTTACACTTATTTATGTAGGTTTTTAAATCTTTTGGTAAGAAAATACCCTAACAGATGTTTTTTTGATTTTTGAGTTGCAAACTTTGGTTGAAATAAACTTGTATCCGATGGGTTTTTTTAAGAGCTTTTTAATGTCTTTAGTCTCAATTCCAGAGATAGTGCTTGTCCTATTTACTAAGTTAAACACTTCTATACTATTTAGCTCTAATATTCCATCTCTAGCCGAATGATTTAGTTCATTCTTATGCTTATTAATAAGTTTCCATAAATTAATTCTTTCAAGGCTTTCTTGCTCGTTAATATCATACTCTTCGAATACAACTCCTATTTGATCACCATAAACATTAAGTACCTTTCTTAAATTCCTGCGCGTCTGAGGAAGAGTTTCTGGATCAAAATAAGCTTGGATAATGTTTTTAATGTCACAAAATGTATTTTCTGACCTAGTCATGGATAACCTCTCTAAGATCTGTTTTCAAAAGTTTTTTGTAATTACTCAAATCACGACAAGCCATTTGTGTTAGTTCTGCCATACTGTTTGCTAACTCCAGCTCTTTTTCTCTTATCAATATCTGAATAACAGCAACACTATTTCTAATATCATCAATTTCTGAATTAGAAAATTTTCCCGTTATTGACTTGAATGTTTTTTGCGCAGATTTAATAGACTCTTCAACCATATCAACAATATCTATTGATAACATTATTTGCATATCTTCATTGAAATAAGGTTTAGGTTCTAATCCCGCCTCAAGTTGCTTTTTGTAATACTCATTATTTAAGGCTTGCATCACAGAGGCATCTAAAAGGCCTTGTTTATTAAGGGCTAGAAATTTTTCGTCGATTTCACGGCTGATTCTTTGCCGTTTTATTTCGTTAAGATTGGTAACTTTAGACATGGAATTGTCTCCTGGTAACGTTCAATATTCCCACTTTCTACGATGGGGTGTCGGGAGGTTAGAAACCCGTACCAGGTCGGGCGGAGTTATTTCCGAACGGATCGGTCTTGTATTCCTCGCCCTCCCGACATATTGAGTTTAGGAGATTGCAGGCACAAAAAAACCGCCAGTTATACAGATTGTATAGGCGGTTTTTCGTGCCGCCTGGTATATGAGTTTCTACGCTCGTTAAAAGTATTATTAATGACAGGCCTATTAAATTGCAAGTTTAATTTATTCCTCTGGCTCTAAATCCGAATATTTCTTAAGTTTGATCACGTCAAACCCAGCCCAATCATTCAATGCTGTCAGCCTGTTAAAAATTGGGATAACTTCATTTTTATAGAACATCTTGTCGACTTTATTTAAGTCACTGGCTGCGGTAAAACCTTCTCTTACGATTGACATTAGGTCCAATGGAATGCGGTGAGCGGCGAGGATGTCTCCGGTTGATACATTTTTGATGTTTGCAAACTCGTCTTTCGCGTTGATTTGTCCGACAGGTATCAACTCTGGTTTTTCTCCGTCCTTTCCTTTTCCATTAATAAACATATTTTTAAAGTTTCCGAGGCCCTTGGCGCTGTTGAGCTGCGACACTATGGATTCTTCTTGTTTATCCGTAAGATTAGGGTTGTTCATGTAGAGTAAAAAACCAGAATGAGCCCCATTTTTATAATACTTACGTCTAAAAAGCGTGGCGTCTTCATTCAACCAAATTGACGATAACGCTGCGAAATACTGAGGTATTCCGTAAATTTCTTGAGAAGGGTCATACTCTAACGCGTGGAAAACCACGCCTGTTTTATAGTCGATATCTTGAGAAAAAGTTTTATAAGAATAACTATCGGCTTTTTCGCGTCGTCTTATAAACTTTGACGGCAAATGGTCAAATCTCACAATACTGTTAAGGCGGTTACTCACTTTAAGTAAATATCCGTTCCCAAGCATGAGATCTTCCAAGAGAAAACGATCAAACACCAGTCGTGAAAGGGTAGGGTGTAGATCAATATAAGCACTAACGATATTTCGCTTTGCAAAAATTGCAGAGGAGTGCATTGCGTTAGATCTGAACGATTTAATCAATCCATTCGGTGAGATTGGCGGCTCATAGTAGCCATCAATTAACGCGCTTTCTGTGTAGTCTTCGAATAAATCTCCTTGCAGTATTGGAACAGGGTCTCCAAATTCAACTAACATCATTACCTCCTAATGAAATGGTTGGGGCTGCGTTGCTGACCTCTGGATCAACTCCCTCGATGGATAGTAGATGGAGCACAGCCATAGCGATATCTGCGTGTGAACTTTCTTTTGTGCGTTTAGCAGTAAAAGTGGTTTGACCGGATCGAGCAGTGATAGATCGTTTTATTAACATAAAGGAGTGAACTAGATCATCCCATGCGCCATCAAACAACAATCGACCTTTATTAATCACCTCTTTACCTTTGTAGACCAACGCATTCTTGGTTTGCACACTGTAGACAATTCGCATTAAGCGAGGGAAGAACACTTCGACCAATTCTGAGGTTGGTGCGCCAATCCCCGTTGTATCCATAGCAATTTCTGCCACATTGTACTTTTCAGTTAATTCTCTAATTGCGGCGGCTTGCTGCGTATATGACACGCCATCTAAACGGATTTTCTCAATCAATCTAAACGCACCAGTCGAACTCGTAGGAGGCAGTGCAACGACCACCGCGGCCTCGTCTCCCATACCCGATGGATCGTAGCCAATCCAAACGGGTTTATTACCCACAGGACGGGGGCTGTCAAAATCGACATCTTTCCATATGACTGAATCAATTTTGCACGCCATCAGTTTTTTAAGAGCAAATACAGCACCTGAATCATCTAGGAACTTGCACCGAAGAAGATTGTTAAATACTTCTTGGTCTGGATACTTCATCTTCAATCTATCCATATTGAAAAAATTCGCGCCGCCTTCGATCGCATCATCAACGGTAATCATTTTTCGGTAAATTCCATCAGCACCCAAAGCCCCGCTTTTAAGTGCGGCATGTGAAATATCTATTTTATGGTCTTTGTGTCCAGCCCATTTTGCGTATGCTTCATGAGCGGTACTAGAAGGGGTAGAAAGATAAGTTGTACGCCATTTATCATGCATCGACATCCCTCCAGCCAAATCATCCAGCAGTTTAAAGTTTGGAATCCAGAAAACTTCATCAATGTATAAATGCCCGCTAAAGCCCTGGGCGGTACGCGAATTTGTCGACAAGAAATAGAAAGTCGCGCCATTTGAAAGAGTAATCTCATCTTTACCTTTCAGGTCCAGCTCTCCAACTTTGAGTGCGAACAAGCGTATATAGCGCTTAAAAATTTCCGATTGCTTTTTAGATGCAGATAAAAACACCTGGTCATCACCTGTTAAAACCGCATCCTCAAAAGCCTCAAACGCAAAATAATAAGTAAGACCAATTTGTCTAGACTTGAGATAAAAGCGCATCCAATTAACTTCGGAGTCTTGCTTTTCATTCCAGATAGCCAATTGATAATAGAAAAACGTCTTATCCCTGAACTCGTCCAACATCTCTTTAGTGATATGAGAAGAATTATTACGCTCTTTATTAGTTGGTTTACCGCGGTTGGTACCGTCTTTTGCTTTAGCCTTTCTGTTTTTTATTTCACCCAATTCGTGCTTGAGCAACATATCGAGCTCTTGGATCTGGCGTTCGGTCTTCTCGTCCGACTCTAATAAGTCTCTGATACGCCGACGAACGAGCGTATCAGTAGGCAATTCTTCTCTTTCAGCCTTCCATTCAAACTTTTTGATCCATTTTTGAACGGCTCTTTCACCACGACAAACCTTTTCAGCAATGTCTTTAGTAGGCCAGTGACGCATATACAAGCGAAAAGCTTCTTTTTGCTCTGGACTGTAATCTGCTGTTGTATAGATAGTTTCACTCATGTGGTGATTATTAAATAAATCAGCGACACATTCTTAAATTGAGTTTTGATATTACAAATATAAAAACCCTTTTAGTTTCAAAAGGATAGCTGTTCGATGATACTAAAATCTGAACAGCAAAGCGCACAAAAATACACAGAAGGACACAGCATGTTTAAGACAGTTCCAATTTGCATTTTGACAGCTGGACATACCGTCGACGGTCGAGAAGTAAAACCCGAAACACTGCATCAAATGGCTGAAGCTTACAACCCAGAAACCTACAACGCTCGAATTAATATTGAGCACAACAGCTACGGCTATAAATTGGGAAGTGTGCTCTCACTAAACGTTAAAGAAGTGGGTGAAAAAGTAAAGCTGTTTGCGGAACTCAAGCCAAACGACTACCTACTTTACTTTATTCAACAAGGTCAAAAACTTCACACGTCGTGTGAAATTGTCATGAACTTTGCCCAAACCGGCAAAGCCTATCTAACAGGTTTAGCAGTCACTGATAACCCCGCATCCCTGGGTACAACTGAAATGCACTTATCGGCGGGTTATCAAGGTGCTGAAGTCTTCACTACTGACAGTGAAATTCTTCAATTTGAACAAGAAAGCAAAGCGTTCTTTAAAAACCCATTTGCAAAAAAAGAGGATGAACCGATGGATAAAGTCACTCAGGAAATGTTGACACAGCTCCAGGCGCAACAAGCGGAAACGTTAAAACAACTTGAATCATTGAACGCTAGAGTTAATGGCCAAGGGCAAGATACAGAGGCTCCGGCGACTAACGCAGGTGACCAAGCTACACAAGAGGAGACTGATCTGCATGCGCATCAATCGAAACTAGATCAGCTTAAATCTGATCTTCAGACCGAGATTGAAACGCTTAAAACAGCGGTTGAAGAAACCAAGAACCTGTTAACTCAAGCACTCAAAACTACCGATGAACCTGCTCGTTCCCCTGCAGACGGAAAGGGTGACGAAGACGACGATGCGGTTCTGTAATTTTAGACATGCCTGCTGATCATTAACAAAGGAATTTGAAAAAATGAATGTAAATACACGTAAAAAATTTAACGCATTAGTTGTTGCTATTGCCGCCACTTATGGCGTTGCTGACGCAAGTCAAACGTTCTCTGTCGATCCGGTCAAGGCTCAAGAAGTCCGCGCGGCAACAATGGAAGAGGTCTCGTTCCTCTCGAAAATTAATGTTATTGGTGTAGACAACCAATCTGGTGAAGCCGTCGACATCAGTGCAACAGGCATGATCGCTGGGCGCACTAACACTGATAATAATGATCGAGTAGCGAAAGACCCTTCCGGTTCGAAAGGTACGCCATACTTCTGCAACCAAACCAATTTTGACACTTACATTAAGTATCAAAAATTGGATGCTTGGGCACATCAAAAGAAATTTAAAGCGATCGTATCCGCGCAAATTCGCCGTTTGATTGCAATCAATAAAATCATGATTGGCTGGTACGGTGAGAGCGTAGCTGCTGACACGGACGCGGCGGCAAATCCAAAAGGACAAGATGTTGCGAAAGGATGGATCCAAAAACTACGTGAACAAGCTTCAGAAAACTTTATTGATGAAGGCACAAAACAAGCAGGCGAAATTCGTATTGGCGAAGGCGGCGACTACATCAATTTAGATGTGGCCATTAATGATCTTAAAAATCTTCTTGATGACGTGCACAAAGAAAGCCCTGATTTAGTTGCAATCATCGGTTCTGAACTCCTAGGCGGTTCTAAAGCGAAATATTACTCGGAACAAGGTGATACACCGAGTGAGAAAAGCAAAATCGAAGACAAGCAGGTCATTGGAACCTATGGAGGTTTGCCAGCTTATAGCGTACCTCAATTCCCAAGCCGTGGAATCATCATCACAAGCTTTAAAAACCTCTCAATTTACGAGCAAAACGGCACCATCCGCCGTCGTATTGAAGACAACCCAAAACGTGATCGCATAGACACTTATCAGTCAGAGAACATCGACTACGTCATTGAAGACTTGGGAAAAATCGCGGGTCTTGAGTTTAAAAACGTAAAAGTGACCTACGACAACGGCACGACCTGGGTATAACCGATCACCCCTCCGTGGTCGCTGGTATCTATCTGTTTTAAGGTTAATCTAAAAAACAGTTGTGACACCAACCGACCACACCCAATTTACAGGTATTTACGATGGCACAACTAATCGGAAATCAAAACACACCCTATGACTCCGTTTTAACCGCGTCAAGTTTTTACCCTGAACTGAAAGTATCGGACTTTCAAAACCTATTTGGTTTTCTAAAAAACACCACCGAATTTGAAATCAATAACACAATGATTGTGCAACGCCAAATTGTTCACGATCAATTATTACCTCTTACAGAAAACTATCAAAATCTAACGGAACGTGCAGAAGAGCTTTTCGAAAATCAAGAGACGGGAATCGCCCTCTATCAACAAGCCGTATTTTGTTTTACGGCGGCAACGCTTATCAGTAACCGTATTGCAACTGACGCAACAAAAGACGCAGCAGACCGACAAGATGCCATGGTGAGTAAGTCCGATGCATTAAGAACGCAAGGTCGAGAAGCGATTGATCAACTACTTAGAAGTAACAGCGGCTACACGGTGCGCTTGGTATGAAGTTACTCCAATCTCTCACTGGCCACTTAAAGAACAACGGCGCTCCAAATCTTGAGTCATGGGCAGAAGATGGCGTATTAGGTTTTAGCTCTCAATCTGAGGTACAAGGTTTAACTCTGCAGTACACCGCAAATTTTGAGATGACAGACATAACAAAAGACCCAATCACCCTCAGTTTTTTAGTTGCGACTTGGATCTCTAAAAACAACCCTGAAAGAGACAATCAAGGTCTGCAGCCACCAGAGTTTTTTAGCGAACGGCTTCAAAACTCAAATTACGACTTAGGTTTTCGAATTAAGTTCCAGGAGGACTATTTATTTACGCTTGATCCACAGGGTGACTGGAATATTGACGGTAAAACTTACAGCATCACAAGTCAAAGTGGAGAGCGCATTGAGTTTGAAGATATGGACTATTTAGAAGTCGTGGACTCTCACACTCAAGATAATGAAATGGAAAGTCACGTTCAATCATGAAGCTTCATGAAATTAAAACGCCGGAACAGATCCAAGATCTTTTAACCGATCTGGATATCCCTGCAAAAGAAAAGAAAAAACTCACTAAAGAGCTCGCTAACGATACAAGGAATTTTTTTAGAAAACAAATTCGATCTCAAAGAGATATACACGATATACCCTATGCACCGCGTAGACGTCGTAAGCCACTCTATGTCTTAAACGGTCGCAAGGTTTATAGACAAAACCTGGACAAACGTCGAAATATGTTAACAGGTTTGTCACGAATGCTTGTTACTCAGTTTGACGAGAGTGGTTTTAGTGTCGGCTTAGCAGGAGTTGCCGGCATAGTCGCAAAAGTACATAACCAGGGTGAAACCGTAGACTTTACAACCAGAATAAATAGCTGGTTTAACACGAAAACAAACCGCTTTGAAGGTGGCAGAAAAGCACACCTAAGCTATCGAATGCCAGAACGAACATTTATTGGCTGGACTAAAAAATTAGAACAACAGATTGCAACCAAAATACTACAAAGAATGGAGTTTAAAGACTAATGGCAAAGCAAGTCACATTCAAAATTAAACCGGCTCAAACAAGTGTAAACGTGCGCGATCCGGAGTCGCGTAAACTGCTTAAAAAAGACGGAGAAATCAAACCGCGCAATGAATACTGGTTGCGCCGAATTGCCGATGGCTCCGTTGTTGAAATGAAGCCTAAACAGGAGAACAAATAATGTCATCTATCAGTTTTAACGAAGTGCCCACTAATGTGCGCGTACCTGGTGTCTTTATCGAAATTGATAACTCTCTTGCCAATAAAGCCGAAGATATCCAGCGCGTTTTATTGGTAGGGGCTAAATCCAGTGGCGCACCAACCGACGTCAATATCGTTAAGTTAGTGGTAACACCGCAAGCCGCAGCTGACGAATTCGGAGAAGATAGCGATATTCACGAAATGGCAAAAGCTTTCTACTGTCAAAATATCACATTGCCAATGTACGCGGTGACCACAGATGGCACCACTCCAGACGTAACAGCAGCACTGGCCGCAACGGGTGACGATCAATATCACCACATTGTCAGTGCATTTAATGACACAACATCGGTCAACGCATTAGCTGCATTCCTTGAGGGGCGCTATCACGCACTACAACAAATTCCCGGACTTGCTTACATTGCAAAAAAAGACACGCACACTAACTTAGTCACCTACGGTGAAGGATTTAACAGTCCGTTTATCTCACTTATTGGGGTGAATGATCTGCAAGACGTAGAAACGGCAACCGTAA